TAAAAGCTATTAAAGTTGTTGGACCAGAAACTTCTCCTTTTAATAATTGGATTGCTTACTACGATCATAAAAATGTTATTGACACTCATGCTCATAATAAATTTTGTTATGTTAGAGAAAGAATATTAGCTGGTCCACAAGAGAATGATTTTTTATTAGATGAGTACAGATACTATTTAGGTATTTATCAAATATATGGAACTAAAAAACGTATTTTAAATATAGATCCAACAGCTGATAATAAAATAATTAAAGATGATGTTAGGCCAGAGACGGTTTCAATTATTAAATCTTTTAAACCAGAAAATATTACAGCAGAAATAATACCAATGACAAAGGATAAGAAACTTGCTTGAGATAAAAGATTACACGCCAGGACAACTAAAAAAGTTTTTAACTCCAGTAGAAGTACAAAAAGAATTTGGTGTAGACAAAGATAAATTAAAATATTTAAGAGAATGCAGTAGAGACGAAGGTAGACTTAGAGGTCCAATGTATTTACAAGACGGTTTAATCATTATGTATCAAAGAAAATCGGTCATTGTTTGGATAAATAATTCAATGTTCCAAGCAAGTGAAACTAGCGAAACTAAAGAAACTAAAAGAACAAACAAAAGTCATACAAATTAGCAAAACACCTACAAGCAAGAGAACCTCACATATCAAATATTAATACATCGGAATATCAATCATTCCATGATATTAAAAAATAAAATTACAGATCCGTTACAAGAATTAAAGCTAGACGGTTTTCAAAAACTAAATGAGCTTTTAAAAATTAATCATCACTCGCCATCAGCAGCTCAACTACCTTTAGGCTTTTATGTTTTTTCAAGATTGTTTTGTACGCAAAAAGAAAGACGTTTATTTGATGGTAACGCTAACATGGCTGCTGGTGTTGCAGTTGGAGACGCTGTTGCTTGGCATTATGCAGATACCATTTGGTCATTTAATCCTAATCAAAATAAATTAGCACCTCACAAACATAAAAAATTAACACAACAAGAAGCTATTGCAAAAGCAATGGAAAAGTTTTCAACTTATGTTCCAGTCAATCCTAAAGACCAAGATAAAAAAGAAAAATATTTAGAAACAATACCACAAACAATACAACAAGCTTTTAAAGTTTTTAATCAACTTGGTGCTAACTTGGCAACTAATGTAGTTGCAGAAGATAGTATTAATCTTGTTGACGAAAGACTTTCACTTCCGATTGTTGGAAGAACCGATCTTCATTTCAAGGATTTTAAATCAGTCGAGCAATCTTCTGATGCACCATCGCCTATTCATGGTAACGATGCTCTGTTCCTTTCGGTCCTTGAATTGAAAACTACTTGGCAAACGCCAGGTAAGATTAAAAAAGACGGTAGCCGTAGTTTCTCTCTGGCTCGGCTGCCATCTTCTCCAAGTAAGAACCATTTAAAACAATTAGGTTTTTATGCTGAGGTCAAGAAACCATGCAATCCAAAATTAGTTTATGTAACTGCAGATGATTTTATGGTTTTTACAAAAGAAAATTGCGCAGATCTTGAACCTAAAAATTTACATAACTATTACGAAATGTTGGTTAAGGATTGTATGCGAATTGAAAGATTACTTGCAAGACATATAGATCTTGAAGAACCAGAAATGATCTTAAAAGAAATTGTTAAAGATGTAGATCCAGACTTTGAAAGCTTTTACTGGAACATCGGACATGAATATTTAAACAAAGCTAAAAAAATATGGAGTTCAATATGACAGACGACAAACTAATAAAAGCTATTAATGATTTTAAAAAAAATATTAAAAGCACCACAATACCTATTCATGGCAAAGACTACGCAACCGTTGCACCAAGAGTAGCAATACTTAGAAGAAATTTAGGTAAGGATCTTGATATAAAAACCACACTAATACATCATGATGACAAAAGAGTTATTGTTCAAGCAGATGCTTATATAGACGGTGTTCATGTATCATCAGGATTAGCAGAAGAATTTAGAGCTGCATCAAGAATAAATAATACATCAGCATTAGAGAACTGCGAAAGCTCTGCGGTAGGAAGATGTTGCGCTTTTCTAGCTATTACTAATGACAATATTGCATCAGCTGAAGAAGTTGATCAGGCAATAAATGTTCAAAACAAAATTGTTGAAAGTGAGAAAAAACTCACATCAGCTTTAGTCGATCTTGGTAAAGTTTCCCACATCGGCTCTTACAACTCTTGGATAACTACTAATAAAAACGTAATGCAAGACTTAAAAGATTTAAGTCCAAAGTATTACTCAAAATTCTTATTAGATTTTAACAAGATTAAAACTCAACTTGAAACTAATGGAATAATAAAAAATGGCTGAAGATCAAAAAGAACGTAAATCACTTGGAGTANTATTTCCAAATGANAATAAAGAAAATCCTAAAAGCTATGATCTTAAAGGAACGATAACTTTGCCTGATGGTCAAAAGTTTAGAATTGGTGGTTACAAGGCTGAGGCCTCTGGAACTGGCAAACTACCTAAAGGCGCTCCTTATTATTGGATGCACCGAGTAGAACCACTTGAAGAAAATAATGCTGGTACTGCTTTTGATCCAGCAAGTTTGGAGAGTTAAGCAATGGATACGGATAAATTTAAAAGCATAGCTCTAAATATGGAAACTTACAAAAAGCTTAGAGAAATGTCTGATAAGAAATTTGAAATGCCACAAAGTATGGCAAAGACAGCTTCATTTTTTATTGATCAGGCTTTTGTAGATTTTAACAAAGATAAAAATGCAAAACGAAAAGCTTAAACAAATCCGTCAAGAAAAAGAATTAGAGTATGGATCATTCGATGCCAATATGAATTATATAGGCAAAGCATGGTCCGCTCTACTTGGATTAGAAACAGATATTCCAGGTCATATGGTTGCTAATATGTTTGTTGCCTCAAAACTTATTAGGACCAATCAAAGTTTTAAACAAGATACTTACGATGATGCAGCAAACTATTTACATCAAGCGGAGTTAATGCAGAAAAAAGATCAAGAACCTATTGATGCTAATGTCAGAATGCATGACGGTTTACGTCAAGAACATAGAATTAATTATCCAAAGGATGAAGATGACAGTAATTAAATTTCCTAATACTCCAGCTAATCAAATGTCTAATACTGCAAAATTAGCTTTAGAAATGGAAAGAGAAAAACAAGCAGTAGAAATATTTTTAAATTGGAGACTCAATCAAGATGACTGGGATACTTACAATCCTACTGAAAGAGATTTAGAAATAGTTGCCATGTTTGGCGAGGTTATGAATTTCGTTCCAATAGTTGCAGCAAGATTAAATTCAAAATTAGCAGAGTTTATTTGCAAATTAAAAGTTCAATACGATCCATTGGAGAAACAAAATGACTAGAAAAAACGGAGATCTTAACTTTCAAACTTATGTTGGTTATCAAGCTTTCAGCTCAGATATGCCAGTCCATAGAATTAACCAAACTAATTGGTACTTAAAATTTGAACATAACTTACCAGCTTTCTTTATCGGAGTTGATAATGTTTTTAGACAAATGCCACCTCTTGCTTTCTTTGAGACAGCAGATCGAACAACAGTTCAAGATATGACTGGATGGAAAAAGCAAATAGAGGATTATTTTAACTTAACCATAGAGGAAATATTATGCCAAACAGACATAGAACCGTTGAAGAACTTGCCTTTAACGCAACAGTCGGAAGAAATATCAAATTCTTACGAAAAAGAAAAAACTTAAACCAATCAAAAGTAGCAGCAACAATCGGAACAAGTTTTCAACAAATTCAAAAATATGAAAAAGGAGCTAACGGATGCAGTGCAATTAAATTAAAGCTAATTGCAAATAAATTTAACGTATCAATGGATGTCCTGGTTGATCCAATGATGATTGCGCAATACGAAGGATTTAATGAGCATAATAAAAACTGACGTTTGCGAAATAGAAATACAAGAGCAAACAATGGATGATGCTGGATGTAAATATATGGTCCTTGTTAAAGTTGGAAACATAAAAAGCGGAGCTATAGATTTAGCAAAGATTATTACATCAGATCGAAAACCGATAATTAGAGAAACTATTGATGATGGAAATATAGTAAATGACAAAAATAATTAAAACAACTACTGGTCAAGCAGACTTTATAATTAAAGAAGAATATCCAGACGAAAATAAAGCTATTGAAGGTAAAGAACCCACAACACAAGACGCTGAAATATCTGATCTTAAAATAGAAAATGTTAAATACAAACTAAAGGAGGTTTTAAAAAATGAGTAATGATCAAAAGTTATTAAGGTTAGAGAAAAGACATAAAGGTCTGGCCAGAGTAACAGCAGCTATTAATGATCTTTATATATATGGAGTTTATGAAAGTAATTTTCCAGCTTTAATGGAAAANTTAAATGAAGCTAAAGATGCTTGTAAGGAAGAGCTAAGAGATACTCATATTGAGATTGTATCCACAACGAAAGCAAACGAAATAACTAAACTAACACCAAGTACACAAGAACAATTACAAGAGGAGTTTGACGAATGACAAATGAAGGCATGTTTAAAGATGCAGAAAAGATTGAGTATCTTAAAAATCAAAATACTTTATTAAAACAAAAATTAAAAGAAGCTGTATCTAAAATAAAAAGAATACAAACTTTAGAAACACATCATCTTAAAAATAATGGAGATCTGAGAGTTCACATTACAAAATTAGAAAAAGAAAATAAATTCTTTAAAGACGAGAATAAAAGATTAGTTGAAGAGAATAGTAATTTAAGCCTAGTTAGAGGAAAATAGAGGCTCTAGGAGCCACAGAGACTGCAATATAGCAGCCTCCACGACCTTTGATACCTAGTTAAGAAACGTATTTTTTAGGAAAAACAACAACATTA